CAGCTGCGCCGCCACCACCACCAGCAACTAATAGATAGTTTACAGAAAATGTTGGCGCAGCATTTGTTAATGTAAATTGTTTAGATGAAGTATAACCATCTGAGTCAGTTACTTGAACATCAAAAGTAGAAGTCTGTGGATAAGTTGAACCTATTGTAAAAGCAAAGGTTGCACTTGACACATCTGTAACATCTCCTACAGCAGCAGCTCCTGTGATAGCATTAGCATTAGAAATATTTGCGATTGCAAAATCAAAAACCGAATCTTTACTATCAGTTACATTAGTGAATGTAATGTTTTGTGTTGTTGAAACTTCAATCGCTGATAAATCAGAAGGACTTGAAGTCATTGAACTAGCAACTGGAAATGTAAATGATCCAGTTCCTTCACCAACATTAGTCCAAATGTTTGCGTTAGATGTGGCATCAGTTAAAACATAAACTTCACCAGAAGTAGAGTTCAACCAAACAGTTCCCACACCAGTAGATGGATTTGTAGTTCTACTAGGATCAGAGGAAGAGGTTGTAACATCAGTCAATCCACCTAAGGCCTTTTCAATGGTTGCCGCTCTGTCTATAATTTTATCAATTGCCATAGTTATCTATCCTTACGATGAAGTAATTGTTTCCCAAGCACTTCCAGTATATACTTGTAATTTATTTGTTGCAGTTAAGTATGCAACCATACCAGCGGCGGGAGATGTAATTGCGGCATCTCTTGCAGTTGTATCTGCATGAACTGCTGCCTGAAAATGTACACTTGTACTTGCAGTAGTAAATGAACCAGCAGCAGGAGTATTTGCACCAATCACTGCACCATCAATAGCACCACCGTCAATATCTGGTGTGTTGATATCTGGTGTATTTAGCACTGGTGAAGTTAAAGTCTTGTTAGTAAGTGTATCAGCAGATACCAAACTTACCAATGTAGAACTTGCACCAGCAGGAAGTGTCATTGTATTTGTTACACCAGCACTATGTGGTTGTGCAATAATCTTTTGTCCATGTGAGTTTTGTTCACAGTTCAGTGTGATTGCACCTGAGTTTGAACCACCACCCTGAATCTCAACTACTTGGTTTGCAGCAGTGATTTCTAGTTCACCAGTTGCATTCTGAATACCTTCAGTAGTCAGAGTTGTAATTGTTTGAGAGGTTGTAGTTCCACCAACTACGCCGTTGATGGTAGGTGCAGTCAATGTCTTGTTAGTCATTGTCTGTGTTGCAGTTAATAGTGCAACTGTATCAGATGACAAAGTAGAACCGTCACCAAGTTTGGTATAGATTTCTACGAAGTTATCATTAATCTTGTCTCCGCCGGTGCGAAGGTCATCACCTGATCCATCGTTAGCGGCGCTTCCAAGTCCTAGAGGTTGGTATGCCATATTGGGTTTCTCCTAAATTCTTTCTTTTATTTATAAGACTTTATCAACTACCTATGTCAAATTTCTGTGTTGTTGAATCGAATGTTATTGCATTTTCATCGAATGATGTATATACTGCACCCGCTGTTGTTCTTGTGTTTCCACCACCGACTGCCTCATCAAAGGTATTGGTTGTGTTATCAAACGTCATAAAGTTATTATCAAATGCATTTACTGAACCAGCACCACCTGTACTGATTTGTATCTCGCCAGGAGGCGGTACATTAATCCTAGTATAAAACGCTGCTTCGGGTATTCTTATATCATTAGCATCAAATGAAAGTGCAGTTGAATCAAACTTGTTTGTAGTGCTGTCAAATGTCTCTGTTGAGTTTGTTGCAACAGATACTTGATTGATACGGAACTGTCCAAACTGATCAATATTAAAGTATGCACGATTATCGTGATTATTCTCAGCAGTTCTATAGATGCCTGGATAGTGTGGTATCGCCAGTGAGGTATCTGTTGGCGGTACAGAGAATGCATACTGTGGCAACAGATTCAATGTTGGGCCCATTCTACTAATCGCTGATTGTCGAGTTGGCCCATCCATGCGAACAGTGACTACAGACTCAAGTGTGACTTCTCTCTTTCCATTTGGAAGAATTGAAGATGAACCTTCAAATCCATTCGTCCTCTTAGTAGAGTCTGTGAGTGTACCCAATCTTCTTCCAAAGATTGTTGTAAACAAGTTAGTAAATGTAGATGCAAGTTCTGGTGTAAATGTATCTGGTGATGCACTGCCTCCAACAGAACCAGCAGCAGGGTTTTGAATCCTTACAGCAACCTGTGATGCAAAAGACACCTCACCGAATACGTTCCAACCAGCAGGGTGAACAGAACGTCTTACACTTTCTCTCCACTCATTGATTGATTGCCCAATACGAACAACATACGAATAGTCTTGATAGTATAAGGAGTCTTGGATACGCATAGTGTCCACAGACACTTTACCCTTATCATCCACAAAGTTACCGACTGTTGTTCCAACTGTTCCAATAGAAGAAGATGCTTTTGCTGGTGTTGATTGATGTACTGTTGCCGTTGCACCTGTGATAGATGTTATCGTATCATCTTGATTAAAGGTAACAGAAGTTTTTAGTTCAAGAATATTTCTCGCACTATCAAAGTCTACAACTGTTCCATCGTGACTTGTAAGTGTATCACCAGCAGCAAAAGAACCTGATACATTCTTCACTAGAATATTTCTGTTGAGTGTAATGGTAGGATTGGATGTGTAGTTTAATCCAAAGTTTGTAACAGACACACCTTCAACGTGTCCAACCATTGGAGTTACAGTTGATGCAGCAAAAAGACTTGCACCAGAACCAGTTGATGTTGCACTGTCTTGAACAAGAGGAAGTTTGATAAAACCATTACCTCTGTTAATCATATCAATCTTTGTTATTTGTCCTGCTTCAGAAGCAACACCCAAGTCTGTAAAGGTTTGTGTTTCAAGAACAATCTGTCCACCATCTTCCATGACAAGATGATCGAGTTCACCGACTGTTGTTTCTTTACTGATATACTGAATGTCATCATCAGTAACAATCAAGTCACCATCTTCAGTGATGATGTTATCTGGTGAGGTTGCTTGTTCTAAAATAAATCCACCACCTACAACAGCAATCTTTGCACGAACATCTTTACCTTCAGTGTTATCTACATTGAATCGAAGTTCTTCTCCAGCAGTATAACCAGTACCACCACTCTCAATAACAATCTCATCAATAGAACCAGCACCTGCTGACTCAACACGAGCAGTTGCCGCATTGTTTCCAGAACCACCAGTTACCCGAACAGGGTCAGCAGTGTTGTAATATGCACCACCTTTTGAAACTGTTCCTTCTACAACAATGCTTTTAATCTCACCAGAGATTTCTAAATCAAGGTTGGTGTCAATTGTAGTACCAACTTCACCAGCAACAAATGTTCCTGTAACAGAGTTGGCATCAAGGTTCAACTCAGCAATCTGTGTTGCACCTTCTCTAAATTTAATAACGGTAGCAATAAGTGCAGTTGCACCAGATGTACCACCAGTAATCTTTTCTCCAATTGCATTATTAAAATCAGATGTTCCTGTTTCAACAATACGAATAACTTTATCAGTACTCCAACGACCATCAGATGGACGCAATAGATTATCTCTTGGATAAATGATTGATGCTTCTTCATCAAAGAGAATACGGAAGAATAGTTTGTGTCCTTTCTCCGTTCCCTTTGCGGAGTACATATCTTTAATGTTCTTAATGAGTTTTCTTTTTGCGATACCGTCTGCAAGCGTATTAGGTATTGCTTCCATAAAGGAATCTCTAAACTTGTCAAGGAATGAATAGACTGTATTGTCAACGTCTGCATATTCCAGAAGTTGTTGAATGTTTTGTACAGGGTTTGCACGATAAGATTTTACAGTTGATGTTTCACCAGTTGTAGAACCTGTTATCGTTTCACCTGTTTCAAATAATTGTTGAGAGGTAATGAATAGTCTATTGTTACTATCGAAATCATCTACAAGAACACGAGCAGTTGCACCACTTGTTTGTCCAACAATAGTTTCGCCCGCAACAAATTTACCGACAGAACTTTCTAGAACAACCTTCTCTTCATCTTCACTTAGAATGTAATTGTTTGTAAGAGTTTCCTCAACAACATATTCATTTGAACCAGTAAGAGTTAGTTCACCTGCTTCAAGAAACTCATAATAGTATTTGAGGAATAAAGAAAATAAGGCATGGTCTTCCCGAACAAAATCTGGAAGTTGCGACTCAAGATGAGGCGATACCTTATTCTTTAGTGTAGGATGATTTCCCGACATTTATAAAACCTTAATAAGAAGAACTTGTAGTGTATCCAGTTCCAGCAGAAGAACCACCAGATTCAATTGTGTCTACCTCAGCAGTTACTTTTGTATTTGTAAAATCTATTTCCAATAGTTGATTTCTTACAGGAACAACATCATTAGACTTTGGTTGAACAACAACCGTTACCTTACCATCTGAATTACTAGTTCCTGTAATTGTCAATGACGGAACAGTTATAACACCTGTTGCATAATTGATTGTTCCAGCTGTACTGTTTAAATAAGTTCTTGTCGTTCCACCCACAAGATAATATGTACGAATGTTTCCAGCTCCATCATCGTCTAGGTATATCGTGTTGGTATTTCCAGAAATTGTAAAACCAGAAGATACCACAATTCCGCCCATAACAGTATTGTGTCCAGAGTGTGGATTATA